CGACGGTCGCCATCACCGGCCCGCGAGTCACCGGCGCGGTCGGGGCCGACCCAGATATGGGGAGCGGCAACCATGCCTGGCTGGTCGAGTTCGGGACTGGCCCCCGCCGCCCCGGCACGCAGGGCCGTCGCACCTACATCAACGTCCACCAGATGATCAATGGGAAGATGAACCGGGCCGGCACGTTCAACGACAAGCAGTTCGCCAGCATGAGCCGCGGATACTACTTCCTCATGGGGTCGAAGAACGAGCGGACCAGGCAGGCGAAGGCCGGCAGCGGCGGCGACCATGACTTCTGGACGCCGAAGGGCGGCGGAAAGCAGCGGCCGGTCACGCTTCATCCTGGCGAGACGTACCGCCCGATGCCGGCGAAGCACCCGATGGAGAGGACGATCTCCGAGAACTCCTCGGCCGTCCTGGCCGCGCTGATCGCGAACATGCGGAACTACATCGAGGAGCTTCAGTGATCACGAAGCCAGAGGACTACGTCTACTACCGGCTGACGACCTCCCCGCAGGTCGCCAGGCTCGTCGGGTTCAACGTCTACCCGATCGCCGTACCGAAGTCGGCCGGCTTCCCGTTCGTGGTCTACAAGCGGCAGAACATCATCCGCGAGGCCAGCCTGGCCGGGCCGATCTTCATGCCCCTCCTCTCGATCCAGATCGCCTCCTGGGCGCTCACCCACGACGCCGCCAGGGAGTTGGGGGACGCCGTCCGGCTTGCGCTGGATGGCAACACCGGCACCGCTGCCGGGGCTACAATCCAAGATATGAGGCTCGTCAGCGAGACTGACGACTTCTTGGACCCGACGGCCGTGGGAGCACAACTCCCGCCGGCTTACGAGGTCCGGCAGTTGTACCAGATCAGGTGGCAGGAAGCCGCCGACTAACCCTACAGGTCACGACATCGGCGCAAGGAGGCGCGACTCATGGCAGGCGTTTCGGCACAGGGACTGACGTTCTCGTTCGGCGGCTCGAACCTCACCGTCACCTCGGTCCAGGTCAATGACACGCAAGACCTCATCGACGGCAGCCACCTGGGCATCGCCCCGAACGGCCGCCGGGAGTACGTCGGCGGCTTTGCCACCGACCGTGAGGTGCAGATCGACTACATCTCGACGACGATCCTCACCGCCGGCGTGTCGGGCAGCCTGTCGATCTCCGGCCCGCTCTCGTTCAGCGGCAACGCGACGATCGCGTCGTCCTCGATCGGCGGCTCCGTCGGCGCCCTTGTCAGCGGGAGTGCGACGTTCCGAGTCGCGTAAGCGATGGCGGGATTCGCAGCCCACGGGGCGACATTTACGTTCATTGGCTCCCGCGCCACATTCTCAGGTGCGGTCGTCGGAGTCAATGTCGAGACGCCAACCGCAGAGGTCGTGGATATGACCTCTGTGGTTGACGCTCCCGGCGCAAGCGTGCTCGTCCCGACTGGCGAATGGAGCGGCGCCAGCATCTCCGTCGACTTCATCGTGACGTCGTCCTCCGACATCACGCAGGCGGTTCGCGGCGTCGGACCCCTGGTATTTGCGTCCCCGCGATGGAGCGTGGCTGCGCGAGTGATTCTTGAGTCTGCCAACGTGGAGGCTCGCGTTGGCGATGTTGTTCGTGGTTCTGCGAAGTTTCGTGTCACTGATTACCAAGGAACGTGATTCATGGCTCTGAGCAAGGCGAAGATTCTGGCGGCGAAGGACGTCAAGTTGTCTGAGGCGGTTCCGGTCCCCGAGTGGGGCGGCGACGTCCATATCCGCACCATCAGCGGGACGGAGCGTGATCGCTTCGAGGAGGCGTACAGCGAGCAGAAGATGAAGGCGTTCCGCGTTCGCTTCCTCGTGATGACGCTGGCCGACGACAACGGCGAGCGGCTCTTCGGTGACGCCGACATCGACGCCCTTGGCGACAAGTCCAGCGTCGTGATCAACCGCCTGTTCGACAAGGCGTGGCAGCACAACGCCTTCACCGACAGCGCGGTGGAGACGCTGGGAAACGATTCACCGACCGCCCCGAGCGAAAGTTCTACTTCGACCTAGCCTTGGCGCTGGGCCGGTCGGTGCGAGAGTTGCTCGAGACGGTCGACTCGCAGGAGTTGTCGGAGTGGTTCGCGTACCAGCAGCGGTGGCCGCTGGGGAACGGTTGGCAGCAGACGGCGAGGATATGCAGGACGATCATGGCCGCGTCGGGCAACTACAAGCGAGTGCCTGACGAGGATGTGTTCATCCCGGCACAGAAGCGACCGAAGCAATCGCATGAGTCGATGCTGACGGAACTGATGAAGTTAAAGCAGCCTCAAGGATGAGACGATGAGCCGTCGCGGGTATCTCGGCAAAATCTCGGCGATCCTGACGTCAGACTCCAAGGGGTTGTCCCGCGGCCTGAGTAACGGCGCCAAGGACGTCACCCAGTTCGCGAGGAAGATTCAGAGCACCATCTCCGGCGCCACGAGCCGCGCTGGCAAAGAGTTCGACAACATCTTGACGCCGTTGCAGAAGTTGCAGCGGGCGCTCAAGCTGGGCGTCGGGCAGAATCTCAAACTCGTCAACCAGCAGGAAGTTCAGGCGATCCGGCAGTTTGTCGAGGCCGCCGAACGGATCGCCAAGCCGGTGTCGCAGGCCGCGAAGGACTTCGCCGGCCTGTCGGCGCAGGTGCAGAGGAACTTCGCCCCAGCCCTCGAGTCAGCGCAGAAGGCCGCCGAGCAGCTCCGCGTATCTCTCGGCAGCGGCGCCAGGGTGAGCGAGCGTGACTTTGCCAACCTCGAGGCGAGGATCAACCGCGTCGCACAGGCCGCGACTCGCCTGCGAGAGGCGGGCCAGACGGCCGGCAGCCTGGCGTCGGGGCAGGAACTCCGTTTCCAGCAGCCGGGATTCGTCCAGCAAGCCGCCCGCGCCGCGGCACTTCAGCAGCAGGCGGCGTCGCTGTCGCCGGACCAGATACAGGGCGGCGGCGTGGCGGCGCTCGTCGGCCAGCAGCGGCAGGCGGCCCAGGAGGCGCAGAGCCTCCTCTCCACGCTCGAGCGTATCCGCATCACACGAAACGGCGACGCCCAGGCGGCAGAGGCGGCGTACAACCGCCAGGTGGCCGGGTTGCGAGAGATCAACGATCAGTTGGAGCAGGAGATCACACTGTCAAGACAGGCTGCGGCGGCAGCGCAGCAACTCGCCGACGCGCAGAATAGATTCGATGGCGTAGAGCGAGACAGGCGTAGCGGTGCGACCGCCCGCAGGAACGCAAACGCCTTCGAGGACGCGACGGCCGGCGTCATGGAGCGGCAGAGGCCGGCGGTGAGCGGATTCGGGCCTGTCGTCCGCACGATGGAGTCGGAACTCGCTCGCGCCAGGGCTTTGCAGGAACAGTTCCGATCGCTTCCCGCGGAAGCCCAGCAGCAGTTGGAGGAGCAGAAGAGGCGATTCGACGTCGTCGCGAACGCCGCAGCGGCGGGTTCCGCCGGAATCGACACGTTCGCTGCATCGAATGACCGCCTCGCAGAGTCCATCAGGAGAGCAAACGAGCAGCTTGACCAGCAGGCAGCCGCGAGGCAGCGAGCGGCTGACGCCTCCCGCTTGCTTGTCATCGACCAACAGACAACTACGCTCCTCGACAATGAAGGGCGGGCCTCGCGCTCTGGCGACCCATTTCGCGCTTTCACTGGCAGGATCGGTGGCGAAATCGGCTCGGTTCGTCGCCAGATAGAGGAACTCCCGGGTCTTGCGGCCACCCTCGGCCCCCCGGTGGACAACCTCACGACACGGTTCCAGAACCTCGCACGCCAGGGCGTCGGCACGACGGCCGAGCAGTTGCAAGGAGTCCGAAACGAGATTCAGGCCATCCAGGCAGCGATCACCAGCCGCGGTGACATAGGCCAGCAGTTCCTCCGCAACTTCGGCGGCGCTGGCGCCGCGGGCCTGAACCTCGGCGTCGACACGAGGTCGCTGAACGCCGTCGGCGCGCAGATCGAGTTCGTCCAGGGGCGTCTTGCTGGGCTGACTGCCCAACAGCGGGGGCCGGCAATTGCCGCGCTCGAGGCGTACCGGATCGCTGCGTTTCGGGCGTACAGCGGCCTTGAGGAAAACGTCGAGGAGGCTGCGGCAGAACTGGCGAGACTGCGACAGGAGTTGATACGCACCGCCGCCGCCGCCGCTGGGGTCGGCGAGGGCGGCTTCGGGCGTGACCTCGCCCGCGTCGGCGACGTTGCCCGGGGCGCATTCGGAAACGCTGGCCTCGCAATCCAGCAGGCCGCATTTGCCCTCGACGACTTCTTTAGCGTCACGGGGGGTCTGGATCAACGGATTCGGGCGGCCGGCAACAACCTCTCGCAACTTGGTTTCATTCTCGGCGGGACGACGGGGCTGATAGTCGGAATCAGCACATCAATCACTGCTCAGTTGGTCGCTGCGCTGATCAAGTGGTACAGCACGGGCGTCCAGACTGACGACCAGTTGAAGTCTTTGAACCAGACTCTGGGGCGGCAGAAGTCACTTGTGGAGTCGCTGGCGGCGGCCTACGACGCTGTGGCAGAGTCGATCGAGAGGGCCGGCGGAAGCAGAGCCACGCAGCAGTTACGAGAAAGGGACAGGACGCTGGCCGACCTGCGCAGGCAGCAGGATGCACAGCGGAGGGAGCAAATCGCTGCCCTTGACCCCACTGTGCAGCGAGAGCGCGGCATCCAGGCGGCCCGGCAGCGCGAGCTTGAGAATGCAACCGACCCCGGCGAGCGCGTTCGCCTTCAGCGTGCAATCCGCGACTCGCAGGAGGCAGAGCGAAGGGCGGCGGATGCTGCCGTCGCAAGGCCGGGGATTTCGGCAGAGCAAGCCGTCGATGGGGTCGCACAGGCCAGGCTTGCAGTCAGGTCTGCTGAGATCGAGGCGCAGACGCAGTCGCTCATAAACGCAAACCCAGAAGACGCACAACGATTCCTCCAGCAGCGACAGCAGCGACTCCTTGAGGCGGAAGCCGAAATAGCGGACTTCCGCAACCGGCAGTCAGAGGCCGTTCGCAATGCCGGCGGCCCCCGCGAGCAGGCTGCGGCGGCCAGGAGCCTTATCGAGGGAGAGCAGCGACGCATTGAGGCAAGCATCCGGCCGGGCGACACGACCGCGAACGCCGAGCGTCGAAGGCAGTTGGAAGACCTTGAGAGGCAGAAGCTAAACCTCGAGAAGGATATCTTCCGCGACGCGACGAACAAGGTCGCCATCGAGGCGACAAAAGCCGCCATCGACGCCGCTAACCAGATCGGCCGCGCGCAGGAGACTCTGGCGAACGCACTCAATGGCGGGGCGTCCCAGATCGAGCGTGAGTTGAGCGCTCTGAATGAGCGTCTCGTCAAGGCGGAAAAGCAACTCAAGACGGCCCAGGAGGGGGGCGACGTTGATGCCGCCGAAGCGGCGAAGAAGGAGATCGAAGCCGTCAGGAATCTTGTTGCAGAACAAGAATCACTCGCAAACACAACCAAGGCCGTTGCCGAAGCCCTTGACAGACTAAGCAACCAACTCGTCGATACCGTCGCCCAGGAGGCGAGGTCGGCGTCCGATCAGGCCCGCAGGACCGCAAACCGCGCCCAAGCCGACCGGAACAGGCCGGGCGTGGACTTAGAGTTTGAGCAAAGGAGAGCCGCCAGACTAGAGGCCGAGGCGCAGCGAGCCGAGGCCGACCGCGAAGAAGTGCGCGCAAGAAACACGGCATCCAGACAAGACTTTGAGAGGGCAGCAGCAGCAGGCACGCTTGGACCCGAAATAAAGGACTTAATCAGACAACGCGACGAAGCGCAGCGTGTCCTTGACTCGGAGACTGCTTCCGTTAAGCAGAAGCAGGAAGCGGAGCAGCAGCGCGAAGCGGCGAACAGAGCCATAGATCGCGAACTGGACATGCGGGGAGACAAGCCACGAGAACGGGCGAATGAGGCAGTTGTCAGGGCGCAGCAAGCGAGGTCACTTGATGAGTCCATCCTCCGCGGTCGCGAACTCCTCAAGACCCCGCTTGAGAGGGCAAGGGAAGAGGCTGGGCAGAGGGCTTTCGACCTCAAAAATGCACTCGACGAGCAGGGCGCCAACCGCGCCCAAAGAGACGCCGCCTTCAGCCGAGAGGCGCTCGCCCAGGCGATGCAAGTCGCCCCGATGCTCATGGGCTTCCGCGACGAGCGAATGAACGCCCTCCTCCAGGGGCCGTCCCGCGCCGCCCTGAACGCCGCCGACACCAACACGATGGAAGGGCAGCGGGAACTGAACCGCCTCCTGCGAGGAGACGACCCCAACAAGGATGTGAACCTCGTCGAAATGCAGAAGCAGACGGAACTGCTTCAGGGCGTCATCGACGCCATCAAGCAGCAGGATCAAGGCGCCACCGTGGAAATCAGAGGATAGAAACAATGGCAGACATTTCTTACAGCGTCACCGTCGCGGTGAACAAGGACAACCTGAGCAACAACATCTCGGCGTCCAGCGTGACGGCGACGATGAACAACGCCGGCCTCAAGAGCGTGACCTACACGCTCACGACGACCGCCGTGTCCATCTCGACGGCGAACCTGACGGCCGTCGGGCTGGCATTCTTGAGAAACCTGTCGACGGCCACCGCTGCCACGGCCCAGTTCGGCATCGCAGCCGGCGGGTCGTTCGCGTCGGCCTGCACCCTACGGGCCGGCGAGCCGGCGGTCTTTCGCCTGTCGGCCGGGACGGAGTACGCCGCAATCGGTGCGGCCGGCGCCCGGCTCCGCGTGGACATCATCGAGGGTTAACCTGTGCCGAAGCTCATCAGCGAAGTAACGTCGGGCCAGTCGAACGAACTGACCGTCCAGCAGGGGCAGGCGTCGGGGACGCGGGTCCGCGCGTGGCGTGTCATCCTGAACGCCCCGGGCGAGCAGTACTCTGTCGAAGGGGCCATCGGGGTCAGGGTCGGCGACCTGTACCCCGGCGACATCACGATGACCTGCTCGTCCATCAGCGAGCGGGCCAGCGGCGACTCGCGGGTCGCTCGCGAGATCACGGCGACATACAAGACGATCGACGGGCAGGGTCAGCAGCCAGAGCCGCCGGACATTCGGCCGGCGACGTTTTCGATTTCTTCGACGCTGATCGAGGTTCCGGCGAATAAGTGGCGAGAAGTTGACAAGGTTATTCAGGCGCCGTTTGGCATAGGAAACCCACAGATTGTTCTTGGGCAGGAGGAGGACACGACCAACCCAGTAGGCGACAGGTACGAGGGAGTCGCGAAGACCGTACCGATCATAACGATTACCATCGAGCAATTCGACAACTACCCGACATCGAACCTTGACCGCTCAGGATACATCAACAGCGATAGCATTTCTTTTCTCGGGTGGTCAATAAATAAGTACCACTGTATGCTGCGGAGTATCAACATCCGGCCCGTAGTCGAGAAGTTCGGCGACCTCACCTATCGCGGATTCACTCGGACGTTTGAGTTCGCCGTCAAGATGCAGGGCGGGTGGGTCCACGAACAAATCCTTGAAGGATGGAACTGCAAAAACGACGGCCTCGGCATCGGCGGCGCTAACGCCGTTGATGAGGGGGCGCTGTCTCTCAAGCACGACCTGTTTGTCGTTGTCAAGCCACTTGAACTGGCAACGCCGGCCGGCCAAAAGGTACGGGCAAGTGTCAAGATCGCGGCACAAAATAAGGGAGGCGCGGACAGTTGGTGCCAGCGGCCGTCTGGCCTGCCGGTCGCGCTGAACGAGGACGGAACACCACGAAACGTAAACGTCGCCGCCCCAAAGGTTCTGACTAAGAAATACATCACCAACGAGCCGTTTGAATTCGGCCGCAACTTCCAGAACCTCGGCGTCCGCATACGGGACATCATCTGATGACTAAAGGCAACCGCCTCGGTGACAACCTGACGGACGCCCTGATCCGGGTCGTGCAAAAGGTGGAGAACACGCCCGATGGCGGGCAGTTCTTCAGCGTCACGGGCCGGTTCGAGGACGTTGCCCGCCCCGTCACCTTCCGCATCTGCACCTTCACCGGCGCTTGGTCGAAGAACCAAGACAAGACGATCACGTTCAAGCACGGCGGCGGCGGGACGGTCGTCGCGACGAACCTGTTCGCGAACCTTTCGGCCCCGGCGTCAACGGCTCACTGCGCAATTCACGCCGAAGGCACGGCCTGGTATCTCATTTCCGCGGAGTGCGAGTGATGGTGCTAATGCCGTGCGGCAAGTGCTGCGACAAGTGCGCTTGCCAGAGTTGCATTTGCTGCGAATGCGACGGCACGATCCCTGGCGACACGGCGGCGACGCCAACCGCACGCTGGGCTCGGTTCATGTCGGGCAAACTATCGAGCAGCGCACACGACGATCTTGAGGCTGATTTTCCTTGTGCCTCTCTCACCGCCTACGAACGGTTCGCCACATCCGAGAGTTACGACCGGCTTGTCGCGTTGCTGCCAGACTGCCAGATCAGTCGCCGCTGGGACTCACAGAGTGAGTGCGTGGATGCACTCATCGCTTCTGAGGTGGCCGCCATCATCGCCGCCGGTGAGCCCTACACCTATGACCCGTGGTACGGCTGGTGCCGCATTCCGACAAAGGTCGGCGACTCAATCACGATTGACGCGACGTTTGGCAGCGGGGCCAAGGCAGAGATTTCCAAGCAAGACGACTGCACGATCTCTGAAATCACCGTGACAGACGGCGGGTCTGGGTACGCCCGCCTTGGCCGCATTGCACCGACGCTGACGATCTCAGGCGGCAGCGGCGCGGGGGCCACGTTCACGCCGACGCTCTCGAGTAGCGGCTCGCCTGCGGTCTGGGCGCTCTCCAGCGCCACGGCCAGCGGCGGCAGCGGTTACGTCGATGGAGAGAGTCTGACCATCACGGCCGCGATCGGCGACACGACAGTCACCAAGGCGGCGGCCACAGTCACGGCACGCAGTCAGCCGTCGATCACGGCCACGGCCGGCGGCAGCGGCACTGGCGCGACTCTGAGCGTATCTGTGGCCGAGACTGGTAAGACACCAAAGACCTGGAACATCTCCGCTATCTCAGTCACCGCCGGCGGGACGGGCTACAAGGCCGGCGACCCGGTGACGCTTGGTTACAGCAGCGACGTAGTGGTTTCTGGCAGCACGTCTGCCAGTGTTGTCGTCAGCGACGAACGAACGGAGCCAGAGTTCTCTGTGGACGCCAGCGGTGCAGGCGGAACCGGGGCGACGTTCTCGTTTTCCTACGCCTACGACTCGCTTTACAACGACTACGAACTGACCGCGATTACCGTGACCAACGGCGGCAGCGGCTACAGCACGGGCGGCACGGTCGTCCTCAACAAATCCGCCGACACCACGGCAACCGGCAACACACTTGAATGGTCAGATGCCGAGGGACAATTCCCCGGGCCGATCATTTTGGAATACACCGTCTCCGGCGGCGCAATCGCTAGTGTAAGCGGGTGGGGCGTGCCGCTTGACGGGCTTTACGGCTGGAGGCTGGCCGGTGTCATCGAATCAGTGAACTACGGCCAGCAGACCGAGTACCACAACAAGATCGGTGCCGCCAGCGCCGTCACCGTCACCAACGGCGGCCAGTATTACAGAGAGGACGCCAGCGCGCCACCAGAGGTTGCCACGCTCACGATCTACGACAAGCGTGGCGCTGGCGCTGCGGCCGAGTATCAAGGCACGATTGACGAAGACACCGGAAGCCCGACGTTTGGCAAGGTGTTGTCAGTCACAAGGGATTGGACTGGATTTGGTGGGGGAGAACTCCTGCCCACTCCTACGTCGTCGCTGACGCCGGAAGAGCGGCAAAGCATGTTGACGATGTTCTGCCCCCACAGTCTGCCGACACCACCAGCTGGCTTCGATGGATTCTGGGAGCCACTGACCAGCCACGAGCCAGTGACGTTCGCAGATGCCGCGGAGGTCGAGGAGAAAATAGCCGAACTGTATGGAGCCGGCGGTCCGATGGACGCTGCCAAACTGTACGCAGGGTATTGTTCGGCCAGAACGCTACTGAAGAGCGACGGCACCGAGCACATGCTCGGCTGGAGTACGCCCTACCGCAAAGGCTCACCGCTGACGCCCGCCGTCGTGGCCGCCTTGTGTGCCGGCGGGCTGCCGTGGAAGTACCAGCCGGACGAGGAGTACCCGGCAGTATTTACGTCGTGGGGTACGGCCATCTTTTCCAACGACGACATCCCGCCGGTGAGGTCGATCACACTCAAGGCATCGACTGGAGATGCCGTGGTAGATGACTTTATTGAGGCGGGAACCAAGGGCGTTGACCCAGTAGCCAATTACGCAAAGACAGTCACCTTCAGCGACCGTGACAACTGCGACGACAGGTACACCGGCGACGTTACGATTGGCAACGCTCTAACGTCTGGCGAAAAAAGCATCACGATTGAGATCACGAAGAGTGCCGGCGGAACGCCGGTGCAAACGTGGTACGTTGGCGTGACGTTCCGGCCTTGCAGCCCGCGAGACGACATTCCGCCAGCAGGCAGTGCCGGGCCGTATATTAGCGATTACGTTATCAGACGGCTTGACCACGCAACCTCGACGCTGACCGACGTTACGAACGACCTGATTGAAAACTCCTTGTCGTTCCGCCCCTACGAGAGTCAAGGGGACTGCGAAAGCCAGAACCTCCGCACCGACGCCCTTTGCGCCGGAACGCTCTGGCAGTTCTATGGAGAAGGGGACGAGGAAAGCCTCAAGTTTACCTGCTGTTGGGGTTATGCCGCAGACACAGAGTTCCCAGACGCGGAGTGACCAGTGATTTCCCGCAGCGTTCCCGTTTCCGTCCCGTTTCGCGGCACCGTG